GTTCGTGCGTACTCATTAGGAGTGATGATGACCTGGATAGTATTTTTGCTAGTGGTGAAATGATGGCCAAGTATGCCAGCAAACGTGCTGGCATTGGCTTAGAAATTGGACGACTACGTCCACTAGGGTCGCCCATACGTGGCGGCGAAATCATGCACACCGGCATGATACCATTTTTAAAGAAGTGGTTCGGCGACTTACGCTCATGCTCACAAGGAGGTATTCGCAATGCAAGTGCTACTGTATTTTATCCCATTTGGCATCATCAGTTTGATGATCTTATTGTTCTTAAGAACAATCAAGGAACCGAAGAAACCCGAGTCCGGCACATGGATTATGGGGTTGTGCTTAGTGCTTTCTTCTGGAGACGATTTAAAAACAAAGAAAACATAACATTCTTTGATCCCAACCAGGTACCTGATCTGTATGAAGCGTTCTATGCCAACACTGAACGTTTTGAAAAACTTTATGTCGAGTATGAAAAGCGTCGAGACCTGCGTACCAAGACCATGAGCGCGGAAGAAGTGTTCAAGTCAGGCATACTCAAAGAGCGCACTGACACCGGTCGCATCTATCTAGTGTTCATTGACAACGTTCAGAATCAAGGTCCGTTTGATACTGAGTACCATACCATTTATCAGAGTAACTTATGCCTGGAGATTTTGCTCCCAACAAAATCTTTCAAGCGAATGAATCCTGAACGCAAGTTGATTAGAGTTAAAAAGTCCAATGTTAATGAGTTTATGAAAACTAAACCCACAGACATAGTTAAAATTAGGAAAATAAAATAGTAGGTAATAGTATTACAAGGTAGAACATTATGAACAAAAATATAAGAGATTACATCAACTTAATAGAAACCGCCCAGCAAGGTGTGGCCGAAGGCTTGAACGAATTTGCACCAGATGGATTTAACGGTGGCAATGACGGCGAAGAGTTTAGTCCGGAAATCGCCAAGATGGCACAAGAAGATGGCTTTACAAAAGGTGCGAGTCTTGCTGACGGTGCAACATTAGAACGAGCAATTACTATTAACCACTGGCACGACCAACACGGTGGTATGTATAAACAATACTTTGCTAAAGGCTTCAAACAAGGTCGTATGAATAAAATCCGTCACGACAATAAACAATATAATCTCAACTTGAAGTTGATGAAAGACGGTAGCATTAGACGTGGAGAACAGAAATGAACGAACAAGTTAAAATACTTTGGGCTAAGGCAGCCGAATCAAACTTTGGCGATAGTTGGGAAGAACAAACTGCCTTTATGTCTAAGTTCGCCGAGTTGATTGTGAGAGAATGTGCCGATATTGCTAATGCTGGTATTGATCCTGCTGAATCACATTTGATCGGCGATGATATTTTAAAACATTTCGGAGTTGAAGAATGAACAAATTATATGAAGAAATAGAATGTCTACCGGAAGAACTGGATGATGAATACGAATACTACGAGATTGACGAAGCAGAGGGTAGAATCGCCCTGTGTACGCTGGGAAGTATTAACTGGGGTGCATTCAGGAATCCTGAAGACATGCGCCGTGCTTGTAGAATTCTGCAGAGATCCTTGTGTAATATTCTTGACTACCAAGACTTCCTGTCAATCCAATCGCAGTTATCAAATGACGAAATCCAGCCGCTTGGTATCGGTCTTACTAACTTGGCTTACTGGCATGCCAAGCGCGGACTCCAATATGGTAACAAGGACGCTTTGGCCGAAGTCAAGTCGTGGATGGAACATCAGGCTTTCTACCTTACCGAAGCCACAGTTGAACTTGCTAAAGAGCGGGGCCGTTGCAAAGATTCGGACCGCACCTGGTACGGTCGTGGTATCTTTCCCTGGGAACGACGGGCCAAAGGAGTCAATGAACTCACGGACTTCTCTCCTGAACTGAACTGGGAAAGCCTACGTGCTGACATGCGAGCATATGGTGTGCGCAATGCCACACTGATGGCTATTGCTCCTGTTGAAAGTTCTAGCGTGGTAATCAACTCAACCAACGGCATTGAAATGCCAATGAGTTTAATATCAGTTAAGGAATCAAAAGCAGGAAGCCTTACGCAGGTTGTGCCTGAGTACCACAAGTTGAAAAACAAATATCAAATGATGTGGGCACAAAAGGACTGTGATGGTTATTTGAAAACAGCGGCTGTGTTAGCGGCCTATGTTGATCAATCAATCTCAACCAACACATTCTACAACCCAGCACACTTTGCAGATCGTAAAGTTCCCACAACATTGATTGCTAAAAATCTAATGCAGGCACACCATTGGGGGATTAAGACCTTCTATTATAGCCTTGTGAATAAGCAAGGATCAAAATCTACAGATGAAACCGCTCCTAATACGCCACTTGAACAGATCGACTTTGATGACGAAGATTCCTGCGAAAGTTGTAAACTTTGATTAGTAAATAATAGTATTATTATTGTCTATTAGATAAATAATAGTATGAATTACAAAAAACACTACGATATGTTAATTGAAAGAAGCCGCACTAGAACTCTTACAGGATATGTTGAAAAGCATCATATTATTCCTAAGTGCCTGGGCGGTTCTGACGATAAAGATAACATTGCAGTATTAACACCAGAAGAACATTTTTTAGCACATCAACTATTAGTTAAGATATATCCTAATAGTCCTCCTTTAATAAACGCCGCGGTTATAATGACAACTCATCATACTGAATCTAGAGCAAATAATAAATTATTTGGTTGGTTGAGACGCCGAGCATCCGAATACAGAAAAGAGTGGTTGCTAGAGAATGGACATCCTAAGGGAATGTTAGGAAAGCATCACAAACTTGAAAACATTAACAAGATTACATCAGGTATAAAACAGAAAGCAGTTGAAAAGAGAATAGAAGTATACACATACAATCTAGATGGGTCTTTTTATAAAAAATATGATTCCTTAATAGAATGTGCTCAGGACTTAAAAACAAATGCATCAAATGTAAAGTATACAGCAGAAGGAAACTTTGGTCATTGTAAACAAAAACAAATAAGATATGAGTTTTTTGAAAATATAGAGCCATATGTTAAACCATCTCCTCTTAAAGGTAAAAAGAAAACTGAAGAACACAAATTAAATCAAAGCAAAGCAATGAAAGGTCGTACTCGCAGTGATGAGTGGAAAGCGGCACATAGTAATGCAATGAAGAAATACCACGCAGAGAAAACGGAAACAGTATGAACAGTGTAGAAAAGATCTGGGCTCGGGCCACCGGGCATCTAATGGGTGAGAGTGATCATGACCGTCCAGATGTGCCTATATTAACCTTGAGAGAAGCCCGAATAGCCTTGTTTTTCAAAACATTTTGGGTTATAATACATGTTATAACCTGCGGTTTCATTATAGCCAACACAATTAGACACTGGAACAATTAAATGTTAGAAACCTGTTGTGATATATTAGTCGATGCGTACAAACGCAATTGGATAACCAGTAGAGATGGCAACATCTCTATTCGTCATCACGACCGTGATCACTTCTATATCACACCGTCGGGTGTGCGTAAGCAGACAATGCAACCGGATCAATTCAAGAAGATCGGTATTCACGGACTGTTGTGGCAAGAAGAATATTATACTGATATCAGTGCTAATCTAAAACCCAGTGGAGAGATTCCGTTGCACTTTGGCCTACAACGAGCAATGGGGCAACACAAGGATGATGTGCGGGTAGTAGTGCATGTGCATCCGACCTATTGCATCGCGGCCATGCATGCTGGTATTGATTTGAGCACTATTAGCGATAGTTTTCCAGAACTCAATCGTTACACACGAGTAGCACCCAATGTGGGAGATGTGGCACCTATCAGTCAAGAACTTGCTGATGCGTGTCATCGTAATCTGGGATTAGACCCAGCAGGCAATATCAAATTTGATATTGTGGGTATCAAGGGGCATGGAGTAGTGGCCATTGATGTCACACCATGGCGTGCCTATGAGCACATTGAAAGATTAGAACACATTTGCAAGATAGTACTTGCATCAGGAAAATATTAAAATGAGTCGAGCACAATACAATTTAAAAACAAAAACAGATTATCTCAATCGCAAGATGTTTCTTGACCCAGCAGGTCCAGTGACAGTTCAACGATTTGAAGAAGTCAAGTACAACAAATTGGTCAAGTACGAGCAAGAAGCACGTGGCTTCTTTTGGGTACCAGAAGAAATTTCACTGACCAAAGACGCACAAGATTTTAAAGATGCCTCAGATACTGTCAAGCATATCTTTACATCAAACTTGTTACGTCAAACTGCACTGGACAGTTTGCAAGGACGTGGTCCTAGCCAAATCTTTACACCTGTTGTTTCAATTCCCGAACTTGAAGCCCTGGTCTACAACTGGACATTCTTTGAAACCAATATCCACTCACGTAGTTACAGTCACATCATTCGCAACATCTACAACGTGCCCAAGGATGTGTTCAACACAATCCACGACACACAAGAAATTATTGATATGGCTAGCAGTGTGGGCAATCATTACGATGCATTGCATGTGATCAACTGTCGTAAGGAAGCAGGCGAAATAATTACAGAGAATGAACACATCCGAGCAATCTGGTTGGCACTCAATGCCAGTTACGCACTAGAAGCATTCCGTTTCATGGTATCATTTGCCACAAGCCTGGCCATGGTAGAGAATCGTATCTTTATTGGCAATGGCAATATTATTCAATTGATCCTGCAAGATGAAGTGCTACACAAAGAGTGGACTGGTTGGTTGATCAATCAAGTGGTCAAAGAAGATGCTCGCTTTGCAGAGATTAAGGCCGAATGCGAAGGCGAAGTATATCAAATGTACCTGGATGTGATCCGTGAAGAAAAAGCCTGGGCTGACTACTTGTTCAACAAAGGTCCTGTAATTGGTCTCAATGCAAACATTCTCAAAGACTTTGTGGACTTCACTGCATTCAATGCACTCAAAGAAATCGGAATCAAGTATACTGAAGAACATCCACGCTCCACCCCCATACCTTGGTTTACCAAGCACGTGGACACCAGTAAGAAACAAACTGCACTGCAAGAGAACGAATCAACTAACTATGTTATCGGAGTTATGAGTGACAGCATTGACTACGACGAATTACCAGAACTATCTTAAGGAAAAATATGAAAGCAATTGTATGGTCAAAGAATCACTGCCCTTACTGCGATCAAGCCAAGAACTTGCTCAAATTAAAAGGCATTGAATATGAAGAACGCAACATCAATGATGGTTGGGACAAAGAGGATTTGTTGGCGGCTGTGCCAGGTGCAAGAACAGTGCCACAGATCTTTCTGGATGAGCAACTGATTGGTGGCTTCACTGAATTGCGTAAACATTTTAGCACTGAGGATTAAATGCCAGAATATACATCAGATTGGTTTTCCAACACAATTGTAAATTTTGAACACATCAAGGACAATTACAACAACTCATTTGATCGTATCCTGGAAATAGGTTGCCACGAAGGTCGATCAACCTGTTGGATGTTACAGAATCTGCTGAGTGATACAGGAACTATCACGTGTGTAGATCCATTTGCCAACCATCATATCAATCCCTTTACTGGCCAAAAGCCCACTGAGGATCGCACCTGGGAAAATAGATTTAGAGCCAATACTGCCGAAGCCAAACAGCCCGAGCAAACCCTAGACGTTCATGTGGCCTTGAGTTTTCCTACCTTGGCCAAATTTATTGTAGAGCAACGTGAGTTTGATTTTGTGTACATCGACGGTAATCACTGCTGTGATGCTGTGATGGCAGATGCTGTGATGGCCTGGAGCCTGCTCAAGCCCGGTGGCTTCATGCTGTTTGATGATTACCTGTTTGAAGACGAACCAGACATACTGGATCGGGGCAAGATTGCCATAGATGCATTCTGCACTAGTTTTACTAGACAACTTGATTTTTATTTGATCAACTATCAGTTGGCTGTGCGTAAGAAAAAAATTTAACAAAGGAAAAAAATGTTACTCGAAATTGACAAAGGCCTTTCTGAAGGCGACGTGGTCACACTCAAACTCACATCAGGTGAGGAAATTGTAGCACGATTAGACAAAGAAACTGACACACACTACAGGCTGACCAAACCCATGGTGATTGCCATGAGCCCAAACGGTCCTGGACTGTTGCCCTACTTGTTTACTGTGAGTCCGGACAAGACCATTGGCCTGAGCAAAAACACAGTAACCGTGGCCACAACTTCAGACAAGCAGTTTGCAAGTCAGTACATGCAGAGCACAACCAATATACAAATGGTTTAAAACACCGGCTTTTCTTTTCCATAAATAATCAATGGGACATCGCTTTGTGATCATGCAGGACGACCAGTTGTCGGAATACACAGAGTACGAACAAATTCCAGATCAGTTTGATCACGTGATTGAGTTTGCTCCGGAGATTCCACCTGGACCCCATACTGATCAACAGCATGAAGAAATTGATCAGTGGCAGGTCAAGTTTGAAAGATTAATGGAAATAGAATATGCCAGCAGCCGCGAGAAAGAGTGATAAATGTGTACCACACTGCTCTCCCTTTAACATAAAAGGTGCCAGTACCACGGTGTTTGTAAACAACAGAGGTGCATCTCGTGTGGGCGATCCAGTTGTACCACACAAACAAGGTGGCGGTGCTGCCGGTGCTGCCGGAACGGCGGCATCTATAGGTGCAAAATTTGCACCGCCACCTTATAGTATTGCAATTGCTGTTGTTGGAAAACTATTAAAGTGTAAAAATCATGCTCCAAGAATTGGAGCAGGATCAAGTTCTGTTTTTATCAATGGAAAAGCGGCTGCCTTTGTAGGTAGCAGTATAACTGGGTGTACCAGTGTTGCGGCCGGCAGCGCAGATGTTTTTATTGGTAGGTAACAGTGCCTTCGATCCTGACCCCACTACAGATGATTGCTGGAGCCACACTCAGCAACAATCAAGGTGTGGCTATTGCTACAAATTTTACCAATGCCATCTCCTCATATACCGGCACCGCACTATTGACACCTTTGTTTGCGGCC